GGTCTACAAGAAATTTTCCACCCGGACCCATGTTATCGATACTATTGATCCTACCCAGTTTAGGGGTAGTCAATACAAGTGGTATATGTCTCTCGACCATGGATTTAATAACCCTACTGCGGTTCTGTGGCATATAGTGGATCGCGATGGACGTATTATCACCTTCGCAGAGCACTATGAGGCTGAGCGTACCGTGGAGTACCACGCGGCAGTTATTAAGGAACGAGAGAAGCAGTTTAAGAGGACACCTGATATTAGGGTATGTGATCCCGCACTGGCTCAGCGTAACGCAGTAACGGGTACCTCAATTCAAACAGAGTATGCTATGCGTGGTGTTGGTATGGCGCTTGGTATTAATGACGTGCTAACCGGTGTAGCTAAAGTTAACCAGTATTTGGACAATGGCGCAGATGGTAAACCCAACTGGCTCATCACGGCAAACTGTGCTAACCTTATTAAGGAGATACAGAGACTGCGATGGAAGACCTGGGCGTCTAAAAAGCAACAGTCGGAGAATAATCCTTATGACCAAATTCATAAGAAAAACGACCACGCTTGTGACGCTGCGAGATATTGCTTTTCGTTCCTGCCGGAGCTTAAACCGATCCCTCCGCTACCGGGTAAGAAGTTGGAGCTTCCTAAGATTGGTGGCAACAGTGCTAAGTCTGCTACTGCTGCTAATCTGGACCCGAATTTGAGTCCAGACGCTCTTAGGAAAAAGACCGTATGGAATAATGTCGTTCTCAACGATGAGGATTTCTAATGACTCGTCTTGTTAATACTAATCCGGAACTCTTCGAGAACAAGACTCTTGGAGAGGCTAACCCTACGGTATTCCTGGATGAGCAGGAACTTCAGAATATCGAGGATAAGGCAGCGCGATTTGAAAAGCGTGAGCCTTCTGTAGCCAGGCGTGAAATTAGGTACCCGACCCTTATGCCGTCTGGTACTGTTCCGTCGTCTGTTAAGCCTGTTATTAACATGGTTAGCATGGACGAGGTTGCTAATACTACTAAGGAAGAGGACGTTCCTCCGCAGGTTAGCTATACTGAGTCAGTTACTGAGGAAGACGAGACTTACGGTCTTCCTAGTCTTCAGGGACTGGATGACGACGAGGAAGCTAAGTAATGGCGCTTAGTGCTCAGTCTAGGCTTAAGGTGCTAGCTAACCCAGAGCTAGCACCTGGAGTCTGCTTTATTAACGGATGTGTTGGGGACGGTAAGCGTAAGTTTATTGACTTCGGCAAAAACCTTGAGTGGTACGGAGTAATCTACATATGCACTGAGTGTATTGTAGAGGTTGCTCAGGCTGCTGATTACATCCCTGTAGCCAGCTTTGATGCATTGTATGCGGAGCATCGTAAGCTTCAGGTTACGTTTGATCAGCTTAAGGTTAAATACGAGCCATTCGAAAAGGCTATTCATAATGTCGTGGAGTCTAGGACTAGTATGCCTGATCTGGATATTGACAATATGCGTTCTCGCCTTTCTGGGGTGGAAAACTCAGAAGACGAACGAAATGCTAATGAAAAGTCTACAGTCGGAGAATCAGAGACTAACGAATCTGATAGTGTCGAAGGACCCGATGACCTTTTCGACTCTTCAGACTTTGACGACTAATAAGACGTTTCCTGTAGACAGTCCTGAAAATTATGCTAATGATGATGCTTCTGTAGCCCATCGTTTGGCAGAATATTATAAGGCTCAGGGTATTGATCCTGCACGTGCTTATGATAGTCCTGATGATGCTCTTCAGGACTTTGGGCCACTCATTTAAGAGAGGAGGTAATTGAGCGTCACTGAACCTTCGTCCTCAGTAGTTGGGGCTACAGAGGACAATAATAAGTATAGCGATGAACAGCTTCAGAATCTCGCTAAGAACTCTAAGCAGAAGGACTTTGAGAATCGCGTTATTGAGTGGACTAAGTCTGCCCATCAGCGGTGTCGCACAGTCCGACAGCAGATAGAGCGTCAGTGGTATATCAACATGGCGTTCTATATTGGAAAGCAGAACGTAGCTGTTATTCCAATTTCTAGTGGGTCTAGTGCAGCTACAGGGGTGAGGCTCTATATTCCTCCGGCTCCTTATTATCGTGCTCGGCCTGTTATTAACCGCATCCGTCCTATCATCCGTACGGAACTTGCTAAGCTGACGGCGCAAAAGCCTACGGCTACTATTGTTCCTGCTACTTCGGAAGATAGGGATTTGTCTGCTGCTCAGGCAGGAGAGCAGATATGGGATTCAGTTTACCGTGAAAAGAAGGTTAAGGCCACATTTAAGCAGACTATGCTGTGGACCCTTACTTGCGGTACTGGATTTATGAAAACGTATTGGGACCCCAATAAGCTGGATCGTTCAGGTCAGCCTGGGGATTTTCAGTATGAAAACGTAACGCCTTTTCATCTCTTCGTGCCAGATATGCTGGCAGTAGATATTGAAGACCAGCCTTACGTTATTCACATTCAGGCTAAGTCTGCTGAGTGGGTTAAGCTTAACTACCCTAACATCGCAGCAGCGCCTAATGTGATGGAAGCTAGCGATATTCTGAACGATAGTTTCCTTAATCTTGTAGGCGCGGCGGACTTCCGCAAGAATGCAGTACTCTGTTATGAGGTCTGGGTTAAGCCTGGTCAGGTAGAGTTTATGCCCAAGGGTGGTATGTATACCATTATTGGGGACTCTATTGTCCAGTTTGTAGAAGGTAACCCTTACCTGCATCAGCAGTATCCGTTTATTAAGTTTGGGCATGTCCCTACGGGTCGCTTTTATGACGACTCTATTGTTGCTGACCTTATTCCGATTCAGCGTGAATACAATCGGACTCGTGGTCAGATGATTGAGGCTAAGAACCGTATGGCTCATCCTCAGCTTCTAGCTGCGGAAGGGTCTATTGATGCCTCTAAGATTAATACTGAGCCTGGTCAGGTTATTCTTTATAAGCTCGGTTTTCCTCCGCCACAGCCTCTGCCTTTGCAGAACCTTCCTAATTATGTGGTACAGGAGACTGAGCGTTTGCTGCTTGATTTTGAAGATATTAGTGGTCAGCACCAGGTTAGTAAGGGTCAAGTTCCACCCGGTGTAACTGCTGCTACTGCTATTAGCTTCTTGCAGGAGCAGGATGAATCTATGCTTAGCACTACCTTCTCTAGTATTGAAGAAGGTTTTGAGAAGATAGGTTTCCAGACTCTCTGTTATGTTAAGCAGTACTGGGACACACCTCGTATTGTTAAGGTAGTTGGGCGCGATCAGCAGTTTAACGTGCTTAGCTTCCAAGGTTCTCAGCTTGGTAATAACACTGATATTCGTATTGAGGCTGGCTCTGCTCTGCCTACGTCTAAGTCTGCTAAGCAGGCTCTGCTTATGGACCTTATGTCTCAGGGATTTATTCCCCCGGAGAAGGGTCTTGAGCTTATGGACGTTGGGGGAGTACAGCGTCTTTATGAAGAGATTCAGATTGATAGTGCTCAGGCTACACGTGAGAATATGAAGATGAGCACTGTTACTGAACAGGATATGGAAGCATACCTCCAGACATTTATGGGTCAGGACCCAGCTACAGGACAGCCTATGTTGGTTGATCCTAATACTGGTCAGCCTATGGTCGACCCTATGACTGGACAGCCTATGCCTCCTCCGCTTATTGTTCCTGCTAACACTTACGATAACCACCAGATCCATATTCAGGTGCATAACAATTATCGTAAGGGTCAGGAATACGAACAGCTTCCTCAGCGTATTAAGGAACTGTTTGAGGAGCACGTTAACCAGCATATGATGGCTCTTGGTATGATGCCAGGTGCTCCGTCGCCTGAAAATATGCCTCCGGAAGCTGGTAGTGAAGAGGCAGCAAATATGGAAGAGACAGATCCTGCTGCTAATGTAGAGCAGGCACCAGAAGGACCGCCACAGCCAGGGATGGTGATGTAATTATGGCTCAGGCATCTACTCAGCCTATTGTGGACTATGAGTTCATTAATGCTAATAAGCTAAACCCTACTACTAGCTCTGCTGGTACTTTCCTTAGTACTGGAGCTTATGCCTCTATTTTCGGCCTTAGGGGTGCTCTGAGCACTTATGACCCCTTTACTTACACCGAAGAGGAGCTGGACCGTATGACGACTAACGATATGGTTTTTGCTCTCCGCAATATTGAGGACCCCACGACTATTGCGGACTACATGACAGCACAGGCTGCTAGGACTGCATAATGTATGGTGCTAATCCAGACCAGCAGATGGTGGATAATGCGACTAGCGCCATCGCGAACAGGAATGCTAGCATAGGTGGCAGAAGGACAGCTTCCCCTGTAGCCAAGCAGAAAGATAATGGCCGTATGGGGGCTATTGGTCGCCGACTGGCTATGAGAACTAAGGGGAAGTAATGGCATACGAGGATATGCTTAAGGAAGTCGAAGATAAGAAGGGTAAGAAGGACCCTAAGAAGGGTGCCATTGCCCGTCGACTTGCTATGAAGAGGGAAAAGGAAGAGGTCAAGAAGTGACTAATAGGCATCCTTCGGAGGAGCTTATTCTTCGTTTCTTTGAATACGCCCATCTTCCGGAACCTCTTAAGAGCGTAGCTGCACAGTGTGCAGTACTCGCTAATAATATGTCAGATTTTATTGAATCTGATCCTGAACTTACTGCGGGACTTCGTAAGCTTCTTGAAGCTAAGGACTGCTTTGTAAGGGCTATGGTAGTTCAGGAAAACCGTCGTAAGGGTGAAGTAGAGGGTAAGCCTCTGCCTCGCCCTAATGAAGTTGTTTAAATAAATATCAGTCTAGGGCCTCCGAGTGAGGTACGGGCTAAAGGATTGAGGGAATAATGGGAACGCCAATAGATGATGGTGGTCAGGTACAGGACAATAGCCCGGACGCGGGTGATGTTCCAGGGCCTAATCCCGCATGGAACGACGTTCTTAATGTATTGCCAGAACAGTTTCATCAGGTCGTCACTCCTCATTTCCAGAAGTGGGACCAGGCTGCTCAGTCTAAGATTGAAGCTGCTAATAGTTCACTCAAGGATTTTGAAGGATTCAAGCCCTTCGTAGAGCACGGCATTAATCCGCAGGAAGTTGAACAGGGTCTCCGCCTTATGTGGGAGATTAACAACAACCCGGAGAATGTCTATAAGGCTCTGGCTGAAGCATATAAGTTTGGTGAGCAGGTTGCTCCTGTAGCCAAGCCTAATGTTGATGGCGATAATGATGATGATGAAGATACTCCGTATGGTATTGATCCGGAGATCTCATCTAAGCTTGAGCAGCATGACGGACTACTGCAAGCAGTAGCTCAGATTGTGCTTAATGACGCTCAGGCTAAGGAGTCTGCGGCTGCTGATAGTGCTCTCGAAAAGGAGCTTAGTACTCTTAAGGAGAAGCACGGCGATTATGACGAGGAATATGTACTGACTAAGATGCTTAATGGTGCATCCGGTGAGGACGCCGTTAAGTCTTATCAGGACCTTGTTCAGCGTCTTTCGCCTAAGCCGTTTGCTCCTAATGTTCTTGGCAGTAATGGTGGCGGCACTGGCCTTCCCTCGCAGGCAATAGATCCTACGCAGCTCTCTGGTAAAGAGACTCGTGATCTCGTAGCTCAAATGCTCGCAGCAGAGTTCGGTAAGAAGTAAATTAAGCTCGGAGGCTAATGGGCACAACGCTCACAACTGCTACTAATATTCTTAAGGAAATCTACGAGCCGCGTATTCGTGAGCAGCTCCAGAACCACCTTAAGACTTCTAAGCGTATTGAGCAGACTTCAGAAGGTGTTACTTCTGAAGTCGGTGGTAAGTATGTAGTCTTCCCTATCCACGTTAAGCGTAACCATGGTATTGGTGCGCGACTGGAAATGGAAGAACTGCCGGTTGCTAAGAACCAGGGTTATGCACGTGCCCAGGTTGGTCTTAGTTACCAGTATGGTTCCATTAGGCTTAGTGGTCAGTCTATGGAACTGGCGCAGTCTAATTTCCAGGCGTTCGCTTCTGTTCTAGACCAGGAAGTTAATGGCGTTCAGAAGGACCTGGCTAAGGATTACAACCGTCAGATTTATGGCACTTCTGTTGGTGCCCTTATGACGGTTAGTGGAGTTAACGCGACGGTTACCGTTCCTACTGCTAATACGCAGTATATGGAAATCGGTATGGTCGTTGATATTTACGACTCTACGGGTACCACCCTTAAGACTGCTGCCGCAGGTGTTGAGGTTGTCGATGTCATTAAGGACACCTCTATTGAGCTTGCTGTCGCTCCCTCTGTAGCTACCGCAGCTAACGATATCGTCGTTCGTCATGGCTCTCTTAACCGTGAGATTATCGGTCTTGAGCAGATCGTAGACGACACTACGACTCTGTTCAATATTGACCCTGCTGTTGAGCCGGTGTGGAAGTCGGTTATCAACGATAACGCTGGTGTTAATCGTGCACTGTCTGAGTCTCTTATGATTAAGATGGTGGATGATATCTACACCAACGGTGGTAACACCACGGCTATCTTTACTACGCTTGGCGTGCGCCGTAGTTACTTTAACCTTCTGGTTCAGCAGCGTCGTTACTGCGACACTAAGGACTTCGAGGGTGGCTTTAAGGGTCTCGCCTTCACTACGGATAACGGCGAAATTCCACTTATCTCTGATGTGGACTGCCAGCCTAACCGTATGTACTTCCTTAATGAGAAGGAATTTAAGCTCTATCGCGAGGGCGACTGGAGCTTTATGGACCGTGATGGTTCTAAGTGGCAGCGAGTTATCGGCTATGACGCCTATGACTCTACGCTTTATAAGTACTGCCAGCTCGGTACTCACCGGCGTAATACTCACGGTCTTGTTGACGACGTTACCGAGAGCTAATTGTCGTTAGCCTTAAGGGAGCGGCTACAGGAATCTCCCTGTAGCCGCTCTTTTCTATTGAGGAGGAATAGTGGCAGAGCCAGAGTCTACAAATACAATGTTCCATGGTTCTTTTGTAGCCATCGGTAATGATGAATACGCACTAAGGATTGCTAGTGGTGGTGGGGGAGTAGATAGCCCTGCTACAGCTGGACCTATTTCAGAGTCTGGTTTTGGTGCTGGTGATGTAACTGCTCCAGCAGCAGGAGCTACTATTGCAACTCATCAGCCTCCGGCTGCGGCTACAGGAAAACTGCATAAGATTACAGTAACTACGTGGCTTAGTGGTACTGGAGTACCGGCAGCTACAGATAACTTCAATATGGCGTTTAAGTATGGGGATACTGTGATCTCGCCTATCCCTGTAGCCGAAACTCCTATTACTTCGGAGTTCTATTTTAATGCGGCTACAGGGGTAGCATTCTCTGTTGTGGCTGTAGATGCTGGTACAGTTGATGTGACTTACAATGCTATGATTATTGCTACAAGGGTTGTAAGCTAATGTCTGATAGAGTTATTAATGGCAATTTCTACTTCCCTGTAGACGGTCATTTTGTTAGCCAGAAGCAGGTGAGAATTAATGAAATCTTGCAGGACTACGACTCGACACTGCAATTGCAGTGGATACCGCCGAATAACCGTTCATCTAATGATTTGGCTTTTCGAGTTGTCTGTTTCCCTATGGGACGGGCGCCCTACTTGGTATGCACGGCAGAAGAGGCGGATGAGCGTCTACTTGCTAAAGTTTTTGAAGCTGACCAGAGGACTTCTAGTAACAAACTCAACTTCATAGAAAATTACAATGCCGCGCTAGAACTTGTAAAAGCTAAGGAAGCTGAAGATAGGCGTCAGGAGGATCACGAAATAGCAGCAGCAGTTATCCGTAATCCTAAGTCCTCCTATAAGGTTCGTAATAGGCAGGGGGAGTTGATAGACCTTGAACGTTCAAGACGTAGTGACCCGCGTAAAGCGTACATTTGGTGATGAAGCTGGCGTTCAGGTAACCGACGCTGATATTATCCGTTGGATTAACGACGCTCAAGAGAAGATTACTCTTGAGAACGAAGGTCTAATGGAGGCTAAGTCTTCCGCAGATACTGTGCAGAATCAGATGGAATACGATGTTCCGACTGATATGGCGGTTCTGCGTAGTCTTAAGTATCGTGGCTATAGGCTTAAGCCCATGAGCTTTGCTGAGTTTAACGAGTATATTGATGGGTACTCGGCAGACGACGGTGTAAGCCCGTATGGCCCTGGTATTCCTGAGATCTTTATGGTCTGGAATAACAAAATCACCCTATTCCCTAAACCGAATGAGAGTCTTACAGGTGGACTTACCATATACTATATTAAGCATCCTCAGTCTGTTGGCAATCTGGCTGACGCTCTTACCGTTCCGCTTCAGTATCATAACGCAGTAGTGAAGTACTGTCTTAAAGAAGCTTATGAGCTGGATGAAGACTACCAGAAGGCTCAGACTGTTAAGGCAGACTTCGAGAACGACGTAATGAAGCTGAACGACCGTAATAAGTGGACTTCTCAGGAATACTACCCACGTATTACTACGCTTCCTGAAGATGAGAATTACGGTAACTACGGCTATTGGGGTGGATACTACTAATGGCCAAAGATACTAAGGCTGTGCAGGAACTTGAAATCGGCCCATTTGCTGGAGGAATTAACACTTACTCTGACCCTGCAATGATTGCAGACGATGAGATGGTAGACTGTGTTAATTTTGACCTTAGTCTTGATGGCTCTCTAGTATCGCGACCCCCTTGGCAATTGCTTTATGGGACTTCAGTTACTAGTACTGAAACTGGTACAGCTCCTCCAAACTGTCATCAGATCATTATTGGTACTGGGGTATACGAAGGCAATCGTTTTGTTATTGTAAACAGTAATCATACAGGTGCGGCGGCATCTTACATCTATTTTGTAGACGGGGTTAATGCAGGTATTCTAGCTAAGATTGCCGATGGTACTCACTCTAAGATGCATCGGTATTCAGACGATCTATTTCTAGTCCCAGACCTTGGCGGGGGAGACGGTGCCAGATACGACCTCGCTGGTGGTTTGGTAACGCTACTGCCAGATATGCCAGAAGGTTATGCATCCTGTATTTATAAAGATCGTCTGTGGATCAGCGGTCGCCGGAGTGTCCCTAATAGCTCTCGCCTCTATTTTTCTGATCTTGCAGACTTTGGTGATTGGCCTGGTACAAATTTTTTCGATATTGCTCCTGGGGACGGCGATGCAGTAAATGAGCTAGTCGTCTATCAGGACAACATCATCATTTTCAAGGATAACGCAACCTATGTGCTAGCTTATGACACAGGTCCGCCTCAGGCTGTGCTACAGGTAATCAATACCGATGTTGGCGCGATGGGACGTAACTGTGTAGATGTATACGAGAACTCCATCTTTGTTCTTAAATATAATCAGCTCTATGAGATGTCAAACTATGACTTTGTGCGAGTAAGTGTTAAAATTCCATTTGACTATGATGACACTCTCCCTGTAGCCAGCCCTTATAATCCTGGCGATCAGGCTTTTAAATGGCCTTTCTGGCTTAGGGTTGTGGGGGATAGGGCTATAGTTAGGTTCTATAATAGAATCTATGTCTACCATCTTCGTCTTAGGGGTTGGACCCGATGGGATAGCGAGGATGTAAATGTTAAGTATCTTGGTCCAATTACTCGTCTGGACAATACTAACACTGATCTTCTTCGTGGTTTTGATACATATGTAGCTACTAGTAGTCTCATTAAAAACGTAGATTCCCAGGGTGTCGGATCATCTGGTGCCTGGAAGATGTATTTTAAGCTATTCCAGATGGAAGATCGCTACAATGCTACTAATACTGAGAATGGCAATATAACTCCTGAATTCCCTGCTGTAGATATTAAACTGTCGATGACTACCAAGCAGTTCGATATAGGACTCAGTCATAGATTTAAGCGCTTGATGCACTGGGGTATCGACTGCTATACTTCAAGAAACGTAGTAGGGACCCTGTATCCGTTCTCTGTAGCCTACAGGGTAACCTGGAATCAATTGCATATATATCACTGGCATGAACTAAATACATGGGCGTATCCACTTACTGCTATCCCTAGTGTAGAGCAGCAGGTTAGTTCTGACGCAGGCAAACAGGTTAAATTTATCAGGTTTCCTAAGTCTCTTAGGTTCCGACTTCTACAGTTTAAAATTGATATGGTCACCCAGGGTAACACCCTAGATGGCCCGGCTTACCTGTACTCTATTACGTCCTTTATCGGCGCGAAGCAGCTTATGCCTAAGGCGGTGAACTAATGCAACTTGCCGATCTTTTTGGTAATCAGCCTGTGCCTCCTTCGGCTCCAGGTAAGAAGGCATTTAATCCCTATGCCGCAGGTAATAAGCACTACGGTAGCGGACGTCCTATGCCTACTATTGGTCCTGTAGCCAGTCCTCAGGGGTATGAGGAGCGGGATAACAGGGCTAATGCTAGGAAGAATGCTATTCTCCGTAGGATGAATGGTGCAGGTACAGGTAACCCTATGAACGCTAGTGTAATGGGGTATACGTCTAAGGGGGTGTTTAGTTAATGGCGGACTACACGCCGGTAACTTCTGACAATAAGAGACAATCGGCTATTGCTGCTAAAGAGAACGCCATTAAGCGTAAGCTGGCGGCAGGTAGTCTTAAGGATAAAGATAAGGCAAAGAAGTACGTTCAGGCTAAGGCTAAGACTGCTGCGGGTACTGGTAAAACTTTTAATGCAAAGTACACTAGCAAGCAGATTCTAGGCGCAGACAAGGGATTCGCTAAGTCTGATTATGGGGTGGGTGCAGGTGCAGCTATCCCGTATCAGGTAGGTAATGTTAAGGTTAATGTTTCGGCTACAGCGAGTAAGCCTAAGCCGAAGCCAAAGCCTAATCCTAAGCCTAGGCCATCTGGCAGTACTCCTAAGGGACATACCTCGTATAAGGTTAAGCGTGGAGATACCCTTACTGGTATTGCTAAGAAGCATGGTACAAGTTGGAAAGATATTTGGAACTACAATCTTAAGAATCGCAGTGCGGGTACTGTAAAGACTCTTAAGAAGCGTGGCCCTAACCTTATTTATAAGGGCGGTACGTTCTACATTCCTAATAAGTGAGGAGGGTAGATGGCTAAATCAGCAGCAGCTAAGTGGCTTGCTGGAGACACTACATACCAGCAGCAGAGTTCTAATTTCAAGAAGTCCAAGTCGGACTATGAATCTCAGTATAAGCGCCAGAAGGGTATTACTGAGCGCGATTATGCTGAGATGGTTCGCTCTATGA